GCCATAAAGTATTTCCCAGAAAAGCGTTTTTTAGTTTTTTCTGACGATTATGATTGGGTTAAAGAGAATTTCGATGGAGATAGGTTCTTCTGTTTTCCTCCTCAGCATAACGCCTTTATAGATCTTTGTTGCATGTCTTTGTGCTCAGATAATATAATAGCGAATTCTACCTTTTCTTGGTGGGCGGCGTTTTTAAATAAAAACGTAGATAAAAAGGTTATTTATCCCGATAATTGGATTAAGGGCATTGATATGAATATATTCCCAAAAGAATGGATTAGCTTATGAAAGAAATAAAAAACAAAGAAGGAGAAACTCTTCATATAGTTTACAGAAAATCTGATTTGCAGAACCTAGAATTTAGAGAAGATATCTCAAGCGAAAAAGAATTTTTGCAGCTTGCGGCTATAAAGATCCCTGACAATCATAAATTTAGAGGACACAAACATTTAAGGCTTGTCAGAGAAACAGATATAACTCAAGAATGCTGGATTGTCATTGGGGGAAGGGTTAAAACCTTTCATTACGATGAGGAAGATAATCTTTTAGAAGAAAACATACTAGAAGCGGGGGACGCAACAATCACATTCAAGGGGGGACATAATTATCAAGCTTTAGAAGATGGCGCTTTAGTATACGAAATAAAAACAGGGCCATACATGGGGCAAGCAAGAGATAAAACATTTTTAAATAATGGCTAGACACACATTTGAGTTTGGTTTTCCTGCTGTTGAGGTTGGTCCGAGACCGTTGCCAATCTTAGATCACTCTTATAAGATAATACAAGCTTCTCCGCCACGCACGGGGAGCACTGTTTTATACAACTTGTTATATGGTTTTATATGCCCTGCAAAACCTTCTTCTGAAACTAATAACGAAATCAAACAAATTGTTATTACTCATAATACTGATTTAAATTATTGGGAAGAACGTCTATCTGGAGTAAGATACCAAGAGCTTAAAGGGGTAAAGTGGTATTTTGTCTGCTCTGAGAGGCAATCATTAAAACCACCTAGAATCATTGATCCCAAATATTACCACAAAAAAAATTTACTGCGAATTCAATTTGAAGAATTAAATGAAACACCCGAATACCCACTAGAACAAATTGTAGAGAATTTATATGCAAAATTAAAAAACCTTTTGCCTTCTGATGTTAAACTGGATAAAGAATCCGCAATAAATAGAATAAATAAGATGAACCTACGTTATGAAGAAATAAAAGATAAAGGCTTTGATTATGTAGATGAATTTTACGGGTTACATGGTTCTCACAGAAATAGAAATGATTAAACTACACTTAGGTTGCGGTTCCAAAAATTTTGGAAATAAATGGACTCACATTGATGGAGGAGATTATGAACATCTTGAGGGCGCAGATATCACCAAACTAAAATTTAAAGATAGATCTGTAGATGTTATTTATGCCTCTCATGTGTTTGAATATTTCGACAGAGAAAAAGCCGTTTCACTTTTAAATGAATGGTTTAGGGTTCTTAAGGTCGGTGGTATTTTAAGGATAGCCGTTCCTGATTTTCATCAAATAAGCAAATTGTATATAAACGGAGAGTATCCTTTAAGTAGATTTCTTGGCCCCCTGTATGGTAAAATGAATATGTCCAAGGAATCCATTTATCATAAGACAGTTTATGATTTTGAATCTCTATCTACTCTGCTTCAGTCTGTAGGCTTCGACTCGGTAAAAAAATACAATTGGAGAGACACAGAACACTCTAATATAGATGATTGTTCACAGGCATATCTTCCTCATATGGATAAAGAAAATGGAACATTAATAAGTTTAAATATAGAAGCGTCAAAATGTTTGAATTAGTAAAAGAATTTGAGGACAAAATTTCGTCTTGGTTTGGTGCGTCTCACGGAGTGGCCGTTGATTCTTGCACCCACGGAATAGAGCTATGTTTGCGATTAAATAACGCAGAAAAGGTATCAGTGCCTAAAAGAACATATATATCTATACCTTTTTTAGCTAATAAATTAAATCTGCCCCTTGAATGGAGAGACGAAGAGTGGCAAGACTATTATTATTTAGGAGGGACATCTATTATTGATGCCGCTGTTTTATGGAAACAGAATAGTTATATTCCCAAGACTTTCATGTGTTTGAGTTTCCAATATCAAAAACATTTAAGCCTTGGTAGAGGAGGAATGATTCTAACGGATGACCCTGATGCAGCACAGGAATTAAAAAAAATGTCTTATGACGGAAGACTCCCCGATAAGCCTTGGAGGGAGCAAAATATATCTTCTTACGGATACCATTACTACATGACACCTGAAACAGCACTCAAGGGTCTAAACAGGCTAGACGATGCAATTAATAAAGAACCTAAAAAATGGCGACTTCAGGACTGGCCTGACTTGACAAAGCTTAGTATTTTTCTATAATAAAAAACACAATCAACGATAGAAACAAAAATGTATTCACAAGGAAACCAAGATATCATAATACACGATGTATTTAATAAGATTAGCCCAACAAATAAAATTTGTGTAGAGTTTGGCTTTAATTGTGACTCCCTTACAGGCGGTTCGGGATCAAATGCAGCAAATTTAATCTTAAATGAGGGATGGGGAGGTCTTTTTTTTGACGGAGAATTTGAGAATAAAGCAATTAATTTGCATAAATATTTTTTAACATCTGACAATATTTGCCAAATATTTGATAATCATAATGTCCCAATTGACTTAGATTATTTATCTATAGATGTAGATTCTACAGATCTTTGGCTTTTTGACGCAGTGCTCAACAAGTATAGCCCTAAACTTGTAAGCGTTGAATATAACTCTCATTTTTCAATTGATGAAGCTATTACATTCCCTAATAATACTAATGAAACATTTGAAGGAGATAGGGGCTACGGAGCATCGTTAAAAGCTTTAAAATTGGTGGCAGATAAACACAACTATCATCTAATTAATGTAGAGCAAAAATTAGATTGTTTCTTTATACATAATGATTTTAAAGATTGTTTTGAAATACCATCGTTAAGCGATTTCAAAGATAATTGTTTAATAGATCATCACCATCCCCTATATAATACAGAAAGACATAAAATGTTTTTAGACTATGAAGTCTACCTTAAAACAAATGGAGACATTAAAGCAAGCCAAAGAGCCGCAGAAGAAATATCGAAAACAAGGTTAACAAACAATGGCTAAAGATAAAATCATATTTAAAACTAGAAATCCATTTCAGGAAACTCCTTCTTATGATGAGTGGAATATTTACGAGGATTATATACAAAAAGACCATATTGTATATGATTTGGGGGCGCATACTGGGTGGATGTCTGAATATTTTTGTCAAGTAGCAAAACATGTTCATGCTTTTGAGCCAGTTCCACATCTTTTTGATAAATTAAAAGAATATACTAAAGAATTTTCTAATATTACATATCACAAGACTGCTGTAGGTGAGGATAATGACCCAGATATTAGCATTGAAGGACAGTTTGGTTCTGTAAAACTAACCGACTATATAGAGGAAAAGGGGTTAGAGTTCCCTGATTTCATAAAGGTGGACATAGAGGGTTTTGAAAGCTTATTTTTTAAAACGGTAGAGTCTATTTTAGAAAAAGGTAAAACTTTCTTTTATATTGAAATGCACACTTGGTTTCCCACCTTTAAATTTGCTAAAGAGGGAGGCTTTGATTGGAACAATCTAAAAAAATACCCCTACACTTTGAAAAAATTTAGATGGGAAGACCCCCATAGAATATGGGATGAGGCAGAAACCTTAAATCGGGATCAAGATTTTAATCCCAAAATAAATGAAACCTTTACATATCTTCTAATCCCTAATAATATTTAATAATTAAAATGAAAAAGAAAAAAGCTCTTATTACTGGCATATCGGGCCAAGACGGTAGTTACTTAGCCGAACTTTTACTTGAGAAGGATTATGAAGTTTACGGTCTTATTCGTAGACATTCTTTAGCTAGCACTCAGGAAAGCAGAATAGATCATTTGGTGGGCAAAGGGTTGGTTAAAACGGACTACGCCGATTTACTTGATGCCTCGTCTTTGAATAGGTTGATGGCATTAATTAAACCTGATGAAATTTATAATTTAGCTGCCCAAAGTCACGTTAGAGTTAGTTTCGATGTTCCTCAGTTTACTTTGCAAACAAACATGATAGGAACTTTAAATCTTTTGGAGGCGTATAGGTTTTCTTGCCCTGACTCTAAATTTTATCAAGCTAGCTCATCAGAAATGTTTGGTAATGAGATAGACGAAGATGGTTTCCAGAGGGAGACCACAAACATGAAGCCTGTTAGTCCATATGGATGCTCCAAACTGGCAGCTTACTGTATCGTGAGAAATTATAGGAACTCATACAACCTTTTTGCATCTAATGGGATTCTTTTTAATCATGAATCTCCTAGACGGGGAGAGAACTTCGTGACGGCAAAAATTGCTAAAGGAGTCGCAGAGATCGCAGCATGTAAAAAAGATAAGTTGGTTTTAGGAAACCTAGATGCTTATAGAGATTGGGGTCACTCTAAAGATTATGTTGAAGCAATGTATTTGATGCTGCAACATCATGAGCCAGATGAATTTGTTATTTCATCTAAAGAAAGTCACTCTGTTAGAGATTTCTGTAAAGAAGCTTTTGGATATTTTGACTTAGATTATAAAGATTATGTATCCCAAGATCCAAAATTCATGAGACCAGAGGAACTCGCTGTATTAAAAGGAGACTCCACTAGGGCAAGAAAAGCTCTTAATTGGAAACCAAAATTTGATTTTAAAGGTTTAGTCCATGATATGGTTTCATATTGGGAAAAAGAAGTCTAAAGCATTGACTTTATCATATATGCAGTTATCTTGACTGTATGCCAAGAGGTAAAAAGTCATGCCCATCCTGTAATACTCTACTCGGAGCGCGGGTAAAGGTCTGTGATTGTGGTCATGAGTTTTTGCCAAAAGCTAAGAAGCAAGCTAAGCCTTTTTTCAAAGAAAGAAAAGAATTTTTAAAACGTATGCTCGGCGGCTCAAAGCCGATAAATTATGTTTTTGAAATGTCTACTGTGACAAAGATTTTCGCACAGTTTGACAACGATCTCGACTTTTTAAGTAAGATTAAACCACCTTTTGAATTAAAAGGCACTATTAAATATTTTTTAACCAAAGACGGAAGAGAATATTTAAGCAAAAAATATAAGGAATTTAATTACAAGCCACCAGAGAAAGATAAATTTGTTGACACGGGCATAAAAGTTGGAGAAGATACTGTGAAGAAAAAGACTAGAACACTAAGAGATTTTTTAAATGACTAAAATGAAGAAGAAAAGCGGATCAAAGGACTATACAGAGGCATTCCTCAAATCAAACAAAGATTACCACTACAATTTAGAAGAGGGGGCAGAACCATATCTAGTGTCGAGTGGATCTATGATTCTTGATCACGTTTTAAGTGGTGGGTTTGGTTCTGGATTGCATAGGTTTATTGGAGCTAATGAAGGGGGCAAGACAAACGAAGCTCTTCATGTAATGCACAACATGCTTAAAACCGTAGATAACTCAAAGGGTCTTTTCGTAATGGCTGAAGGAAGGCTCAGCCAAGAAGTTAAAGACAGAGCGGGGATTAAGTTCGTTCATTCAGCAGAAGATTGGGATGTAGGAACATGTTTAGTTCTTGAGTGTCATATCATGGATACCATGATTGATTTTCTTAGAGGGTTATTAAAAAACAATCCAGACAAAGAAAAATTCTGTATTGTAATCGACAGCATGGATGGCCTAATTACAAAAGAAGATTTAGAAAAAGGATCTTCTGATGCTAGGAAAGTCGCAGGAGGAGCTTTAATGACCTCTGACTTTCTAAAAAGAGTCAGCTTGGGCATGAGCAAGTTTGGACACATGTGTATCATGATTTCTCAGGTTAGATCAAGCATCAATACTAGCATGTATGCTAAGCAAGACCCAAATAACCAGACAAATAGCAGTGGGGGAAATGCTATCTTACATTACCCAGATTGGATTCTAGAATTCAAAAAACAAAACAAAAGCGACAAGATTCTAGAAAATCCAAAAGAACAAATCACTCCTGATAATAAAATTTATGGTCATAACGCCAAGGTTTTAATTTTAAAATCAACGAATGAAGCCACAGGACAAATTGTAACTTATCCAATCAAGCATGGTCGCAATAACGGAAAATCTATTTGGCTTGAGAGGGAAGTTGTTGACATGCTTTTGATGTGGGGTTACCTAGAGAAATCAGGGGCTTGGATCAAGCTCGACGATAAAGTAAAAAGTTATTTAAAGGATAATAAAATTGAAATAAAAGATTCCTATCAAGGAATTAAAGCAGTGTATGAGTTTTTAGAGTCGGATGAAAAAATTACTTCTCTTCTTGTTGACTTTGTAAAACAGAATATTCTCAAGCAATGATATTTTTATGCTCTAATGGTCGAGAGAGGAAGATAAAAAACGTCAGCAAATACCTTATTGATTGGGAATCTGACTGCAAAAGCGGGATACAAAAAGACGTAAAAGATCAATTAAAAGACTACTGGTTTGCTGATGTTGTTTTTGAAGAGTTTCCTGTCGCGGGAACTAGAATGAGTTTAGACTTCTACAACTCTACACAAAAAATAGCAGTAGAAGTGGACGGCAATCAGCACTATAGATATAATCAGTTTTTCCATTCTAATTCTCGACAAAAATTCCTTCATCAACTCCACAGAGATGAAAAGAAAGAATATTTCTGTGAAATTAATAAAATTGAATTAATTAGAGTCCTAGAGTCTGATGTTCTGGATTCAAAAAAATACCCACAAAGTTTGATTAAGCTATTGAAATGAAGTTACAAGACGATGAACAACAAGGATTACCTCAATCTCTTCTTGATAAAATTTATGACTCCACTGGCTCCGCAAACGGTGGTAATAGAGGTTTTTTACTTCTTTATGTTGACAAAAATGGTTGCCCTAGTATGACTACCAAAACAGAAAACCCTTGTGTAGAGATGGCTCTTAGTAAATTAATAGAGCTAGCTATGGCGAAAAAAGAAGGCGAAATAGGTTTATGATATTTTCTTATGATTTAGAAAAGAAAGTTCTCAGCGGATTGTTGCAACATCAGCATAAGTGGGAAGAAGTATCTAGCTTTCTAAATGAAAGTGATTTTTATTCAGAGGACTCTAAAGTAAATGTATCAATATTTAAATTATTAAAAAATGCTCTTAATAATGCAGAAGATATTGATGAAACCATTTTAGTTCAGAGAATTCAACAGCTTAAAGCAAGCTTCCCTGATAGCATCGACATAGGGGAATATATTTATTCATTAGCTTTTTATAAGATAACAGAAAAAATTCTTATTTCCTCTGTTAGAGAGCTTAAAAAATACACTGCCCGTAGAGAGATATACAATAGTTGTAAGAAGGTAGCCTCATTTGTAAAAAGCGCCGACCCTAACTTAAAATATGGGGAACTGATAGAACAATCAGATCAACTTTATAATAAAAACATAAAAGATTTCGAGATGACAGAAGCTGGCCCTGTCAATCTCTTCGAGATGATGGAGGAGGTTGTTGAGGAAAGAGGAAATAATCCAGTAGATGATTTCGGAATGCTTGGTCCTCATCCCAGAATGAATGAGATGTATGGATCATTACTCCTAGCTGGCAATATATCAGTGATTGTAGCTCGCTCGGGGGTTGGCAAGACGAATTTCTGCATGGATTTCACCACAAAAGCATCTGCTGAACATGGTGTCCCTGTGCTTCATTTTGATAATGGAGAAATGAGCGAAGAAGAGCTTATTTTCAGGCAGTGTTCTGCCATGACGGGTATACCTGTGTGGCTTTTGCAGACAGGTAAATGGAGAACAACAGCATACAAAGATTGGTCTGTAGATGAAGTGATTGCAAAGGTTAGATCTGCTTGGTCAAAAATAAAAAACATGAAGTTTTATTATGAGAATGTGGCTGGTTTATCTCCTGATGAAATGTGCTCTCTTTTGAAGAGGTTTTACTTCTCAAAGATTGGTAGAGGCAACCCACTGATTTTCAGTTTCGATTACATTAAAAGCGATTTTGGCAGCATCGGGAAAGTCGATGGTTGGCAACAAGTTTCTTACATGGTTCACAAGTTTAAACAAACAATTCACCGTGACTTAGCTTTTGATGGAAAACCTTGCGTATCAATGATTACCTCGGTCCAGTCTAACAGGTTAGGAATAACCAATAACAGGAACGCTGGTTCTATTGTGGACGACGAAAGCGTAGTCTCTCTATCTGATGGTATTACTCAGTTTTGCTCTCACTTATTCCTACTTAGAAGAAAGGTGGCAGATGAAATCCATGAAGAGGGGTCTAATTTCGGAACCCATAAGTTAATAAATTTGAAGTCTAGGCACTTGGGGAAGAGCGCATTAAGAGCTATACATCCAGTAGAAATGCCAGATGGAACAAAGAAACAAAATTTTATTAATTTAAATATCGAAAACTTTAGAATTACTGAGCGTGGAGACCTTCAAGATGTGGTGGACGCATTCAATGGAGAGGGGATAGAGGTCAGAACAAACGAGGTAGAGGAAATACCAATCAACCTTAGGGCGTAATGGACTATAAAGATGTCTTAGAAAACCTTGGTTATCGTCTCAGGGATCATGGGTCATACTGGAGAACAAATGCTGTATACAGGTCTGGAGATAACTCCACGGCACTTCAAATCTACAAGGATACTGGAGTCTGGAAAGATTATGTAGAGGATTCTCAGTTTATGCCCTTTGAGGCACTGCTCCAGAAAACTTTAAACACAAAAGATCCTAATGCAGTGAAGCATTATTTAAAGGATAATGGTGTAAACATAGGCGCTAGAATCAAACAAAAACACTTATTGAAAGAGGAAAAAACATATCCCGCTAAAGTTTTAGCAAAGCTTTTACCACATCACGATTTTTACTTAGAGAAAGGCATTAGAAAGGCAGCTCTTGAGGACTTTAAGTGCGGGTTAGCTATGTCTGGTAAAATGTATCAAAGGGTGATATTCCCAATTTTCAGGAAAGACGGCAGAATACATGGGTTTTCTGGCAGAAAGGTTACTAGCGATGATAGACCAAAGTGGTTACATATGGGGAAGTCATCAGGTTGGTTTTTTCCGTATTACAATATTGATAAAGTCCAAAAAGCTATAGAAGAAAAAGAGGCGGTTCACATCGTGGAGTCCGTAGGAGACTGCTTATCTCTATATAATTATGGTATAAAAAATGTTCTTGTTTCCTTTGGTTTGAATATTTCTCCAAAATTCATAGCAAGGCTATCTTTGTTACCCATAAAAAAAGTTTTTGTATCTTTTAATAACGATCACACATCTTCTGTTAACAGAGGATTTGAAGGAGCAATTAAATCTATTTTTAAATTGGTTGAGTCGATTGATTTTGAAAAGATATACTTTATTCCTCCTGAAGAGAATGACTTTGGGGAAATGACTAAAGATCAAATAGAAAAATACGCTTCAGATTGCTATAATATACAACATCAAGAATCCATAGGGCAAGTTATTGAAATTGCTGAAAAAATGGATAGTAGAGGTGTAAACAAGAATTTTTCTTCTTCTTTTAAAAAGTTAATAAAGAAGAACGACTTTCATTATGGAGGCTTCTGAAAACAAACCGCTTTCAGCGTCACGAATAAAGACGCTACAAATGTGTTCTTGGCAGTATTGGTGTAAATATCACCTTAAACTTCCTGATAAGGCTAACGAAGGTAGTTTGCGTGGAACTATTTGCCACGCTGTTTTCGAAAATTTGGGGAACCCAAAACATAAAAAACACTATACCCGCATAATTAAAACTCAAAACGCTTTTGCCTCGCCCCCTGTAAAAAGGATGATAGAGGCATATGCTAAAAAGCATAATATAGACGATTTTGAGAATATGGATCTGATTAACCAGATGACCGTGGAGGGTCTTAATTATGACTTCTTTGGAGATAAAGAGGGTAAGCCTACTAAATCCATCAGTGAAAAAGATTTTGACATATCTGTAAACGAAGAAGGTAAAAACTACCGCATACTTGGATTTATTGATAAATTGTTTTTATTCAAGAGAAAAAAAACAGCCCTTATAAGAGACTTTAAAACCTCGAAACAAATTTTTTCTGGCAAGGAGTATACCGACAACATGCAGAATTTAATGTATTGTTTGGCGGTAAAGCATCTATACCCAGAGTTTCTTAAAAGAAAGATGGAATTTTTGTTTGTAAAGTTTGACTGCAACAATGATGGGTGTTGTGAAATGGAACCTCTTGATGCAGATGAACTTGAAGGTTTTGAATATTTTTTGACTGAAGTTCAACAAATTATTAATAATTTTAATGAAGATATAGCCTCTAAAAACTTAGCCTATGACAAGGGTTATTTGGGAAGAGATGACGGTTTCGCTGGAAGGGTGGTTTGCGGTAGAGCAGAGTTTGCTGGGCAACTTAAAAAAGATGGCACTCCCATGTGGCATTGCCCATTTAAATTTGCTAGAGAATTTTATGTGCTAGTAGATAAAAAGGGTGTTAGAGTGGCATCAGCCGACCTCAAAAAAGACCTTAAGGACAAGAAAACTAAAGACTTGAAGATGGAGAAGGTTAAATATGACGGATGCCCCGCTTTTTCCTTTGACAAACCAATGGAACTTCTGTAGAGTGCAGGAGTGATACCATTATTTAAAAGCACCTTCAGTATAGGGCGATCTCTTCTGAGGGTTGAGGATTTAGTTGACATTGCTCAAAGCGGGGATGTCAAAAAAATGATTTTAGTAGAAGATAACTTCTATGGTTTTAGGGTAATTAATAAAGCCTTCCTCCACATAGGAATTTCTATGGTGTATGGAGTTAAGTTGCCTGTAGTTCAGTCAAGCATTACCGAGAAACCCAGTAAATTGATTTTCTTCCCCAAAAACAACAAAGGCGTAGCTGTTGCTAGAAACCTTTATACTAAGTGTTTTACAAGTGTCGGGGAATATTTAAACATGTCAGATCTGGGCGAAGGAGAGCTTGACGACATTAGCATAGGAGTCCCCTTTTATGATTCTTATGTATGCAATAATATTTTCCATTTTGGAATGTGCGATCTATTCTTAGACAAGTATGATCATTTTTATATGGAAGAGGAGAATAAACACCCCTTTGATTTTCAGATAAGCTCAGCACTGAAAAAACTAAAAGTAAAAACAGAGAAGTGCAAAAGCATATATTACAAAAACAAGGATGACTTTGAAGCATTTCAAATGTATAAAGCTGTCTGTAATAGAAAGCAGGGCAGGGTGCCTACTTTTAGTAATCCTCGCCTGAATGACTTTTCTTCCAACGAATTTTGCTACGAATCATATTTAGAAAATGTTGCCAAGTAACCAAAAATATCTAGTATTTGATACTGAAACAGAAGGTTTAAATTTATTCTCTTCTAAAACATGGCAGCTATCTTGGATAGTTTGTCAGGGAAATAAAATATTAGAAACTCATGACGAGTTTATAATCCACAAAGAATTGAATATTCCCGAAGTAGTCAAGAAGATTACAGGTTTTAATTGGGACACCTATAACAGAAAAGCTAAACCATTAGATGAGGTTTGGAACAAGTTTGAAAAGTATATATTTGACCCTCAATACATTGTAGTGGGACAAAACCTTCTAGGCTTCGATGTTTACATGCTTGCTGTGCTACAAAGGTTATTGGGTCAAGAACCAGAGTATTCTTACTTGCCTCGTATTTTAGACACTAGGGCTTTAGGGAAGGCTTACAGAGAGGAACTAGAAAGACCTAAAGGAAACTTGTTGAGTTGGCAATATAAGATAATTAATGACAGAAGCCTTAAAGCAAAGGTTTCTCAAAACCAACTTCTAAAGTTTTTTGATATAGAGTTTGACGAGAGTAAATTACATAACGCTCTTTACGATATTAAGATGTGTTATCAAATTTTTCTTAAACTTAAGAAGCACATGGATCTGTAATGTTTGAAGATTTCACACCATATGACGATTGCGAACCTGCGGGAGTTGAACTCCCTAAAACAATCGTTGATCCTAGTAAGCTAGAAGAGCTTGGTCTTAGCGTAGATAGTTCTACCAAGGATATTCTCTACGAGTTAGCCAGAAAAGGTTTACGCGATAAAGGTATAACAAAATACGAAAACAAAGATGCATACTACGATAGAGCCAAACAAGAACTAGAGACTTTTGAGGAGCTTGGATTTACAGATTACATTTTACTTAACTGGGACGTTTTAAACTTTTGCCATGATAACAATATTCCAACTGGTGCTGGCCGTGGCTCTGCTGCTGGTTCTCTTGTTCTATATCTCCTCGGAGTAACAAATATTGACCCCATACCTCACGATCTCTTTTTTGAAAGATTTGTGTCTAAATCTAGAGCGAAGAAAGTCACTGACAAAAGAGGCAAAGAATTTCTAGTCGGCAGTCTCTTGCCTGATGTAGACTCAGATATTTCTTATGAGCAAAGATATAAAGTTATTCAATATATTGAGCGTAAACATGAAGGGAGAACCGCCAAAATACTAACCTTTAATACCTTTAGTGCTAAGCTTTGCATAAGAGAAGCTACAAAGTTCTTTGACGAGGTAAAAGAAGATCAGGCGAACCAAGTATCAGATATGATACCAAAGCTTCACGGGAATGTATTCCCCCTAGAGCAAGCTAGGGAAGAAAGCGGTAAGTTTAAAAGATGGGTAAAAGACCACAAGAGAACTTTTAAAAATGCATTAAAAATAGAAAACTTGCCAAAGAATACTGGAGTCCATCCATCTGGAATCGCCATTTGTTCTGAAAAAATAGAGAACGTGGTTCCTTTGCAAAAAACTAAAGATGGAGACTTAGTTACTGGTTACGATATGACAGATGTCGCAGATTTAATGGTTAAGTTTGATATTCTTGGATTAAGAACACTGACCATTGCCCACAAAACATGTGAAAAGGTGGGTATAAAAATTGAAGACATAGACCCTAATTCGCAAATTATTTATGATATATTACAGGATTTTAAGCACCCTGTGGGCCTTTTCCAAATATCGGCTGAAACAAACTTTAAGGTCTGTAGGCAGGTCAAGCCTGATGACTTAAATGAACTTTCTGACGTTGTTGCTCTCGCTCGACCAGCAGCACTTGAATTTGTTGACACATACAGGGACAATAAAAATAATTCGTTGGTGCAGGAAATTCATCCTGAGTTAGACAAAATATTATCTTGGTCAAAAAATGTTATTTTATATCAAGAGCAATTGATGCAAATAGCTCATAAAGTTTTTGGCCTTAGTCTTGAAGAAGCAGAGGTCTTGAGAAGAATTGTTGGTAAGAAAAAAGTTGATGAGATGCCCAAGTGGAAAGATAGGATTTATGAAGCCGCTCAGTCTAGAGGCTTAACTGATCAAATAGCAGACTTTTACTGGAATTCATTGATAGCTGCTTCGCATTATTCTTTCAATAAATCTCACAGCTTTGCTTACGCAGATTTAGCAGCCAAAACAGTTTTCCTAAAACATAATTACCCTCAAAGTTTTTTCCTCTCTGTTCTTGAGTGTGCTGATTTTGATCCAGAACCTTTGACTACCATATCTGGAGTTAATGAAGAGTTGGAGGATTTCGGCATGAAGATGCTTCCTCCTTGTTTATTTAAATCTGATTTTGATTTTAAAATAGAGGGAGAGGATATTAGATATGGATTAAACAGCATTAAAGGAATCTCTCTCAAAGCAATGGAGAGCCTTGTAGAGTTTAGAGGGATAGAGTTCTCAAACAAATATGAAGTCTTTCTAGCTGCCAGACAGTGCGGTATCAACATCTCTGTGCTTGCGGCCTTAATCCAAGCTGGGACAATGGATCATGCGGGGACCAACAGAACCCGCATGGTCCTAGAAGCTCAAGCATTCAACCTTCTTACAGACAGAGAAAAAAGAAACTTTTGCAAGATAGGAGAGAGGTTTGGATATGATATACTTGATGCAATATCAGAAGTTATAGGAAAGCAAATCTTAGGAGATGACAACAAACCTATCATGTCTGAAAAAAGATTTAAAACATTTAAAACTAAGTTTGATCAGTATAAAAAAATATATTCTCAAAATAGAAAACATGAGATGTTTGCTAAATGGAGGTATGAAAGTTCGCTACTTGGCTACAGCTACTCACATGACTTAAGAGAATGTTTTAAAGAAAGATACCCCAACCTCCAAGACCTAAAGGTAATTTCAGAATTGCCCGAAAGAGAAACATTTCAAGTCGCAGGGGAGGTAAAAGATTTCTTTACAAGAACCTCTCAAAACGGTAACAAGTATATGATCATATCTCTCGCAGATAATACCGCTACTAAGAATTTCTTATTCATGGATACAAGTAGAGGCAATAAACTCACAGATTTTCTACAGTATAATAAATTGAAAAAAACCCAAGTTATTATTGTAAATGGCTCTAAAAGCAGAGATAGCTTCTTTGTCGAAACAATTAAACCGATTGATACCGACATTTACATGAAACTGAGGGAGGTAAAAAGTGACTAGACTTCCCTTGACACCTCACATAGAAGGGGTTTTAGAAAAAGCTCAAGATTTATCTGTCATACTAAAAAGGAATGGCGTAGATGTTGATTTATTTTTTCACTGCTTTTTGAGCGACTTAAGCCAGTCTTGCTCTTCTATTTTCAAGAGAGTCCACATAGACCCAAAAGAATGGCTCAAAGAATCTAGACATTGTTTAAGCAAGAAAAGAGAAAATAAAAACGTAAAAAGAACTGTTAAAACAGATGTTAGAAAACTTTTAGCCACTGCTGAAAACATAGCTGAAGATAGTTTTGATTTAGATTACATTCCTCCAGAGATAATCTTAATGACTTTTTTTGACGATGTTCATTCGCCCAAAGTAATCAAAGAACTTTATCCTCAAAAAGATGATAAATCAGACGCTACAGTTTTAGGCTTTATAACAGAATGCTCTTTAGGCATAAAAGATCTTGAATTTGAAGATACCTTTAGCCCTTTAGACGCAGATGTCGAAACTCCAGATCACTGGATAGACATGTTTGAGCAGAACCCCATTCTTAGTCAATTTGCAGAAAATTTAAACATGAAAGCTCTAAACAATGAGTTTGATAAGATTGTTGATTTCGATGGAAAAATTGATGAGATAGCTACTATTTTGTGCCGAAAGAAAAAACCTAATGCAATACTTGTCGGGCCAGCGGGGACAGGTAAAACAACTTTAGTAGAGGGGCTTGCATCTAAAATTGTTGCTGGTGATGCTCCTGAGCTAATAGCTAATAAGGTAATTTATTCCGTTAGTTTATCCAGCATGGTTGCTGGAACAGAGTATAGAGGTCAGTTTGAAAAAAGGTTAGAAGACTTTGTAAATGAAGCTAAAAAGTATAGTAATTTAATTTTATTTATTGATGAAGTTCATACTTTAATAGGCGCAGGGGGAGCTAATAATAACTCTTTAGAAGCTTCGAATATACTTAAACCAGAGCTTGCTAGAGGCACAATAAGCTGCATAGGAGCTACAACAATCAATGAGTATACAAACACAATAAAAAAAGATACTGCTCTAGACCGAAGATTTGAGAGGGTAATAATTAAGGAACCGTCTAAATTTCAAATGAAGGAAATTCTTCCAACTATTGTATCATATTATGAAGAGTTTCACGGAGTTGAGTATAGCGACAGATTTTTAAATAATATAATTGAATATTGTGAAAAGTATATTCCTAATAAATTTTACCCTGACAAAGCTATAGATGTCATTGATCATTGCGGTGCTCAGGCTAAAGTTAATTTTTGGCACATAACACCTTCAATAAAAGCTATACAGACCGAGACAGTTAAGGCTGCGCTTGATCCTGAGAAAGATCACGCAGAGCTACTAGAAAAGCTAAATGCCAGTTTAGAGAAGTGGACAGAAGGGGTTGAGGATAAAACACCTGTAGTAAAACTTAAACATTTAAAAGATTTCTTTGATAAAAAGAAGAACCCATTAAGCAACAAAGACACTATAGACAAGTTATTCAAGTGCTTGTCCAAAAGCCTAGTTGGTCAAAAACAGTTCTTAAATAAGCTTAAAGAAAATCTAATATTGTCTGGTTTGGGATTAAAAAAATCTGATAAGTTTTCATCCCCTGATTGTTTTGTAGTTAGCGGCTGCAATTTTAGTGGAAAGTCTTATTTTGTAGACTTGTTAAAAAATTCACTTCAAAAAAGAGGTGTAAATGTTCTATCTTACAGTGGTGTGCATTTTTCCGATAACTTCGCTCCACATAAAATAGCCTCCTCACAAGGCACAAATACATCAATATGCGAAAAAATAAATATTACTCCTAATAGTGTTTTAATTATTGATGACTTCCATAAAATAGACAACTCCTCAATTGCTATCTTTAGCCAAATTTTTAAGCATGGGAAGTTTCAAATGACTAATGGAGATATTGCAGATTTTTCAAATTGTAAAATATTTTTAACATGCTCTTTATCAAGTAGTCAATCTTCTATGGGATTTCAAGCGGCAGATGAAAGTAAAAACAATTTAATGATTCACCCAGATCTCTTATCACAAATTGATGATTATTTCATTCTAAAAGAACTGACGGAGAAAGACTTGCGGAGATTGTTGTGGATGAAATTAAAAATATTAAAAAACAGGTTAGAAGATAATGATATTCATCTAAGCTTTGATTTTGATTACATCAAGGAAGTCACTCAGGAAATTTGGAAAAGTAAAAACAAAACAGAAGCCTTAAATAAAAAGATATTATCACAAATAACACCATATATATCTGATAAAACTTTAAAAGGAGATAAAAATATAAAACTTTTTGTTGACAAAAAACAAACAAAGGGCGATGATATTGCGTGAGTGGTTCAGTAGCTAAAAAAATCCGCAGACTAATTGGATATGACAAAAAAAATGCCAATCCAATCCAAAAAAACCTTTACAAGCGATTGAAGTCGCAGTATAATGCTCTCGGACCAGAAGTTTTCTGGAAGAAAATGGAAGGTCGATTTGATAACCAAGATTAAAATTTATGTCTGAAGATAATACAAAAGAAAAAAGTGAGTGGAGCAAGCGCGAATTAGGCGCTCTCTGGAGAGTTGACGGAAACAAGCAGTCTTACTATAGCGGATCTATCAAAGATTCAGAAGGTAATGATGTAAAAATTGTTTGCTTCCCCAACACATTCAAAGAAAAAGGCTCCAATCAGCCTGATATTAGAATCTATGCCAGCAAAGAAAAAGAAGAGTAATATGCTATCTGAAGAAAAAGAAAATAAACTTAGAGATCTTCTTACCGCAGAAATGGTCTCAAGAGTAACTCTTGCTGAGTCTATTAATATTATCCACAATATAGCTATTGGGGAGGTAGAAAAAAACTTAGAAGAGATGTCTGATCAAGAAAAAGAATCGGCTCTTGAAGAACTTTCTAAAAAAGTAGAAGAAACTCAGCAGAAAACAGAGGGTCAAAAGGTATAATAGGTGTAAGACACTAAAAATGCCTTACACTGTTACGTTCCTAGATGACAAATTGCGTCAAAGTTTATCTTTTGATGCAGACATGCAATTCCCTGAAGGCTCAGAATATACTAAAAAAGTCTGGGTTTTAAAGGAATACAGAAAGGCAGGAGGAGAAGTAGACTTGGGAGAAAGCAATCTGCGAGATAAATATTCCAGAACGCACTCTTCTTATTCAATTCAAAAATCCTTTAAAGGCGATGAGCTTGTTGTTGAATTAATTGAAAATATACAATTTTCTGATAATTTTAATTACTTTGCAGAAGCAGAAATAGAGGAAACAGGAGAGGAAGAGCTTGACAGGCTTTTAAATGAAATAAAAGCCTCGGAGTTTAAAATGGAAAAAATTGCTGAGATTTTTGGTTTATCTGATAAGATGCCTAAGCTCGCAGATTTTAAAGAACCCTCTGTAAAAGAAGAAGAATGCACTTCGGATTGCGAAGAAGATTGCGATTGTGACTCTAAATAGAATATTGGTAACAGGGTCTGGCGGCTTTATAGGTGGCAATTTATGCTCATACTTAGAACATCGTGGATACGATGTTACAAGATTTGATATAAATAAAGGCGATCCAAATGCTATCCCTGATGTTGGCAACCAAGATGCTGTTATACACTTAGGAGCAAATTCATCCACCACAGAAAAAGACCTTAAAAAAATTCTAAAACAGAATTTTGAGTATTCAGTAATGCTTTACGAGCTATGCGAAGGCTACGATGTTAAGTTTCAATATGCTAGCAGTGGTTCTGTTTATGGTGATTCTAAAACCTTTAAAGAAACCGACTTCTGTAAACCACTTAGCCCATACGCATTTAGTAAATACATCTTTGATTGTTGGCTAATGAATCAAGATTACCCCTATCAAGGATTAAGGTATTTTAATGTTTATGGATTGGGGGAAGATAAAAAAGGCAAGCAAGCTAGCCCTGTCTATAAGTTTATTAACCAAGCCCAGAGGACTGGCGAGATAGAAATTTTTGATAAAAGTGAGAAATATAAAAGAGATTTTGTTTCTGTTGAAGATGTTTGCGAAATGCATGTAAAGCTTTTAAATTCAGAATCTTCAGGTGTTTTTAACATAGGGACAGGAAACGCTATTTCTTTTAGAGATGTTGCAGAGATAATTAAATCACGGTGCAATTGCACTATAAAACAAATACCAATGCCTAAAGAACTAAAAGGGCAGTATCAGAAACTGACTGAAGCTGATAACTCTAAAATTACCGAAATAATCGGTGAATATAGCTGGAAAAGTGTAGAGGATTATGTAGAAGAAAATATATATGCTTTCCTTAATTAAATCTGTTTTAAAATCAATTGAGTTATTTTTATCTTTAAAAAATAAGAGTTTCTATTTACAATTAAAACGAGACCATGAAGAAGAAAGAGAAAGAATTATTCAAGAACTTGAAAACATTAGGGCTATTGGCGGTGATGCCGACCGTGCTGATCTCTTGCGAGACGAACTCATCCGTGAAGACAACTCCTTTAAACATTTATCAGCCTTCTACTCTCAGTTTGACAAAAGGGACTCCAATCGAGACAAGTAAAGGAATCTATACTCCGCAACAAAATGAAGTCTGGCATTCTGATGCTAGATTTAGACGCTTAGAAAGACAGCTTTATTTTCCTAGCGGGAAATAAATACTTTTAAGTGTAGATTCTAGTAATGGCATATAAAGAAGGCAGTCCACTTAGAGGTCAAATTCACTCCGAAACAGCTACAGGGAGTGGGGTTTGGCAAGTTTATCGTGCTGAATTAACAGGCCGCTTCTTAAGTGGATCTGGTATCACAGGATTTGAGGGGATGGATTTGGCATATCATGACATGAGGGAGTATAACAGAAAGGTTGATGTAATGTCAGGCATTTGGGAAACCACAGGTTTATTTTTAGCCCCATACAATGAAGGGTTTTCCTATACTGGCCAAACACATTTTGTAACTTGGCCTCCAATTACTTCTAGTTCTACCACAACAACCTATAGCATTGCTAGTAATACTGATGATGGTAACACTAATAGTTCAGCAACTACTTCCACCTCAGTGCAATATAATGGATCAATTAGCAATACTAATAATAGTCAAGTTTTTGCTGGAGCGCAATACGATGGTGAAGAAAGCGAAATTAACTATAATGTAGGTTACTTTAGATTTACTAATGTAGCTATTGATCAGGGAGCTACTGTTCAATCAGCTATATTAAAACCAATAAAAAGGTCAATACAAGGTTCAGCCTCTAAAGACTTTCAAATAGCTGGTATAGACGCAGATAACCAAGGGGTGCCGTCTAGCGCCAGTGCGCTCGGCGCTTCAAACCAAACAACTGCTACAGTAACCTTACTTAAATCAACGGTATCTGCTGTAACTGACGATGATAGGTTTGATACACCAGACATTAAAACAATTATTCAAGAAATTGTAAATAGAGCAGGTTGGTCATCTGGAAACTCTATAGTATTAGTTGTGTATACGCCTACAAATGTTAATAGTAGTGCAGTAGTAAGAGTTAAATTTGGCTCTAAAGCTGGAACAGACCAATCAGCACAACTAGAAATTACTGTTTAAAAATCTATATTTTAGTTGAAAATCAAAAATTGCCTCATATAATACTGCATATGAATACTACAATTGAATTCTCAGATGAGGAGATGAATGCACTTATTAACCTTTTAGATGTAGCTGTAAGAGCGCAAGGTTTAAATGTGGCGCAAAACGCATTAGTTTTAGCTAGTAAAATCAGAGAATCCGCTAGGGGAATTGATAATACGCCTATTACACAGGACGCTAACCCTGAATTTGCTGAGCCTGTAGAGGCTAGTTAATTTTTCCTTATTTCTAGATAATTTTTCCCTTGACCATTACAATTCTGTAATATATATTTAATTTATGAAGAAACTAATTCTTACATTACTGGGCGCTTCAATTATTAGCGCAGCCTCTGCTGCCACTGTAGCAACGGATTTGTCCGTTGAAGGTGGAGCATCAATTACAAACTTTAGCACCGACAGGGGACTGGCAAAAAGAGAAGACTCCATTGGAGTTTCTCTCGCCTTATCTACCGCTTTGGGAGCGGGAGACCTCTCATTTGGTGCATCTCTTTCCGACACTGACGGTGGCGGCGAAATGGACTTCGGAGCTAGTTATAGCCTTGGGGTTGATCTGTTTGGTCAAAACATTGGCTTGACAGCGGCTTTAAAAGATACCGAGTCTATTTTTGGAGACAGAGAAGAGTTATCTTTGACTGCTGACTATACTTACATTGCAGATTTCTCTGTTGGTGTTTGGTATGAGGACAACAACGACTGGTTCGGGGTCGAACTTGGAGCTTCATATGACTTCAAGACACCTGTTGAGAATCTTACATTAAGTCCTTTTATCACTGTAAATATTGCAGAAGAATACGAAGCACTTGAACTTGGTGTTAAAGCAAATTACGTTTTAACAGAAGATATTTCAATTGTTGGAAAAGTTTCCTTTAATGATAACGACTTTGAAGGTTCTTCTTTTGAAGTAGACGAAGAATGGATTGTTGGAGCAGGATTGTCTTACAACTTCTAATTTAAATTAGTTTTAATTATAAAATAAAAAAGCCACCTGCACGGGTGGCTTTTTTTGTGTAGAATGTAATTACATGGAACCTGAAAAGTCTTTAATTAAAGAATTCCTCAGTGGAGGTTGGTTAGTCCCGCTTGTGGGTGCTGCTGCAATGTTTGCTAGGCTCTTATCAGGTAATAATGGATTAACGCTTAAACAACAGTTTAAAAGGGTGATTACAGCGGCCCTAGCTGCTGGCATTGCTTGGTTTGTTTTAGAACAAACTGACGTATCATCTTTAACTAAGGCGATTACTTACGGTATTATTGGTGTAATAAGCCCAGAGGTTATTAGTGGGATAGTAAGAATGGGCGAAAAATTTGCTAAGAACCCAGAAAAATTTCTTAAAAAATGAGACCAAAGTTTATTGTATATTGTTTAGCCGCTATTTGTCTAGCCTTTGGTTTCAAGGGGTTAAGTCTTACGGAAGATATAAACCAAACCCTTGCGGAGAACGCTCGACAATCTGAGTCATCTATTATGGAGATAGGGATGTGCTTTGATTGGTATGGAGTGATTATTGTTGATTCGGTGGTCAAGACATCTCATGGGCAGATAACAGCGGCAGAGATGGTTGAGATTTTGCAAGAAGAGAGCGGCTACAAAGATGAATATCTAGAGGGGTATAAAAAAGATATAACACCAAATGAGGTTGAGTATGCGGATTTTGTTTTTAAGCAAGAAGAGAAAATAAGTGCTTATGTTAATGAGTTGATTGATTGGGGCGACACTAATGATATAGAAAGTATTAAAGCCTCTATACCAAGAATGTATGAGATGACTGACCCCACTATCGAGGCTATCAATAACATTATGGATACAAAAATGTATTATAATGAAGAACAATCTAAGGTTCTTCACGGCAAAATTAAAACTTTTTCTGATTTTATGATTTTAGCGATTGTTTTGTCGGTTGTAATGTCAATATGTGCATCATTTAGCAACAGGTGTAGATGAATTTTAAAGGTAAAAAAGAAGTAGTAAAAGCTGTGCAGAAGCTTCTTGGAGTCTCTGCTGATGGCGCTGATGGCCCTGTCACTTGGAACGCTATTTTAGCTAAGTTATCCACCAAAGAGACTGTTGCCTCTGGTGGGAGTGTAGCAGAGAAAATGGTATCCTTAGCGAGAGAAGAAATAGGAGTCTCCGAAGTTGACGGTAGTAATTGTGGGCCAAGAGTAGATGAATACAAAGCTGCCACATGGCTAGACGCAGACAAAGGCTGGCCTTGGTGTGCTGCTTTTATTTGCTGGCTAGTCAGAGAAGCCATTGAAGGAGAGGACGTAGTATTCAAAAGACCGAGAACCGCTGGAGCTTGGGACTTTGAAAACTGGGCTAAACAAGAAAGCACAAAAGGCGTGGAACTCCGCAAACCCACAAACGAAGATATTAAAGCTGGTGATATAGTTGTGTTTACTTTTTCTCATATTGGTTTAGCCGTAAAGGACGCAGACTCAAGTGGTTATGTTGTTACGATTGAGGGCAATACAAACGGTGCTGGGAGCAGAGAAGGAGGTTCTGTTTTAGAAAAGAAAAGGCACGTTTCAAAAATCAGGAGCAGAATCAGGATTGTTTAGACTTTTTCTAAAATCTAATATATAATCTCGTATATTAGACTAATGCAAAAAGTCAAAATTAAAGTAAGTAGGTATGACATCTTTGATTATGTCACTAGTCGCTCCACATTCGATCCTATCGAAAAATGTATCGACCCTTTAAGATACGAGGTTTTCGACACATTTATTTACGATAGCAAAGAAAAGAAAAATATAACTCAAGATGATAAATTCTGCAAGTTTGAGTGGGAGGTGACAAAGCTTAGGAACTGCGCTAGGCACATGATGCCTGATGAGATAGATAGAATATGTGAAGAGCTAGAGGAAATCGCTCCTGATTCTTTGGATCTGTCTTAATGAAAAATATAGGCATAGATTTAAATGGAGCAGTAGGAATTGGCGACAAGGTTCAATACTCTTGCATACCCGAAGCGTTTTATAAGTGGTATGGAGTAAAATTAATAGATGTTCATAGATGTTGGGTTTTTGATAGAAATCCATACGTTCGCAGACTTTTTAATCCAGATGACATAAAAACCCTGCGCTTTAAAAACGCTGAAACTAATGAAAATATTGATGGGTATCCCGCTGTGTATTGCAAACCTCACGATTGGGTTGAGCCAGTTGAAGTTCCGACACCCCGTCAAAAAACTAAAATAATTAACTTATGGCACCCTCCAAATCAATTGGGGTGCTATAATAGGTCTCGATGGTTTTATAAAACGCTAGGCATACAAGACTGGACAAGACCCGATCTATGTTTACCAAGAGGCCCACGTTTATATAAACACGAAGATCCCCTTAGTGTTAAGCCAGACCAAATAACAATACATGTTGGGCCAAGTAATAATTGTAAATTACAATTCATACCCGACGAAGTATTGCAAACTATAGCTAAAAGGTATGCTAATTACAATATAATACAAGTGGGCGCAAAAACAGATAACTCGTCTCCTTTTACAGATAAGAGAGGCTTGAAAATTTGGGATACAGTAAAAACCATATCAGAAAGTTCTATTTTTATTGGAATAAATAGCGGCCCTATCCATATAGCTAATTGCTATCCTCATATATCTAAAAAAATAATAATGAGAGAATCAAATGAACCACCTTGCTTTCACTCTTCTAAGTTTGACCCATTAAGTGATGCTTTTAGTGAGTTTAATACATGGGTGGATTTTGGTTGGCAGTATTTTAATACTTTAAAATACGACATGGGAAGGACTTATTCGTATACTAGAATATAATTCCCCTCAAAATTTGAGTAGTGTAATATATAGAAAAGGCATATAATTTACTATGGACACAATTATTCAATTGATTCAGGACAATCCTTGGTGGGGTGTAGTAGCTTCTGCTGTTGCTCTCGCCTCTGCTATTACCGCAGCAACTCCCACTCCTAAAAAGGGAACTTTTTGGGCTAAAGTCTACTCACTTATTGATTGGGCTGCTTTAAATATCGGTAAAAGCAAAGATAAAGGGGAATAATTTCCTTGAATATTACATAAACAAGGCTATAATACTCTGAATGAGTATACAGCCTTGCTTTAGTCGCTTAGAACCACACCCTAAGGGTTGGGGTGATGAATTGTGGATTACCAACAATGAAAAATATTGTGGTAAAATATTGAGATTCAAGAAGGGTTCATCCTTTTCTATGCATTATCACATAAGAAAAGAAGAAACTTGGTGCGTTACTCAGGGCAAACTAAAGTTAGAATATTTTGATCTAGAGAAAGCTGAAAGGCTAGAGAAAGAATTAGTGGAGGGTGATGTGGTTCACTTGAAGCCCTGTATACCCCATAAGTTAACCGCTTTAGAGGATGCTCATGTTTTTGAGGTCAGCACTCAACATTTTAACGAAGATTCTTATAGAGTAGAAAAGGGTGCCTCTCAATGAAGTTTCTAGTAATAGGAGAAACTTGTAGTGATAGGTTTTGCTACGGCAAAGCTGATCGTCTATGCCCTGAAGCCCCTGCTCCTGTATTTATACCTAGCGAGGGTATAAATAATCTAGGAATGGCAACAAATGTTTATAATAACCTTGTAGCCATAGAAAAAGAAACCACAAAAGATATACCGTTTGACAATACTATTGATTTATTTACGAACGAGGCAAACGGTCACAAAACAAGGTATATTGATTCGACATCAAACCAAATGTTTCTAAGAGTAGATACAGATAGCTACACTCATTGTGGCGAACTTCCAGAAAACATAGAAGAATATGATGCAGTTGTAGTTTCAGATTACGATAAAGGATTCCTAAAAGATTCAGATCTTCAGGAAATAGCTAAGAGGAGTAGGCTTTCTTTTTTAGACACTAAAAAACAATTCAATATTGACTGGGCAGATTCATTTACGTTTATAAAAATAAATGAAAAGGAATATTTAGAAAACGGATGGAAACATATGGCAGAAAATATAATTGTAACAAAAGCAGAAAAAGGTTGTTCTTACAAATATAAAGATTACGCTATACAATATCCCTCTGAAATAAGAGATGTCTCTGGAGCAGGAGACACCTTTCTGGCTGGGTTTTCTTATGCATTTACTTCTACCAAAAAAATTAATACAGCCATTATATTTGCTCAAGATTGCTGCCAAAAGGTCATAAGAAAGAAAGGAGTCGCGACAGTATGAAGCATAAAAAAATATTTACTTTTGGAGATATCTTAAAAGAGAGAGAGCAATTTCGTCAGATGGAATCTTTCGGTATTAAAAAATTTATAGCCTTCACAAACGGGTGTTTTGATTTATTCCATACAGGACACGCTTATTTACTAAACACTATAAAAGAATCTTCTAGTAACAATTCAAGATTGATTGTGGGAGTAAATAGCGATAAAAGCGTAAAATCCCTAAAAGGAGATAGTCGCCCAATAATTCCTGCTGCTCAGAGAGCATATACCGTAGCTTGTCATGAAGCTGTTGATTATGTTTTTATTTATGATACGAAAACAGTATCAAAACAATTAAAAGAACTGGAACCTGATTTCTGGTTCAAAGGAGGGGATTATAAATTAGAGGACTTAAATAAAAGAGAATTAAAAGCCAAAGGCAACAGCGCCGTAAGAATAGTGCCTCTTTTAGAGGGTGCTAGCACTTCAAATATTATTAAAAAAATAAAATGAAAACTTACATTGTAGATATTGATGGCACAATTTGTAGACACGATAGCCGCACAACTCCGTATAGCAGAGGGAAACCAATAAAAGAAAGAATAGATTTTTTTAATCAATTATATGATGCTGGACATACCATAATTTATTGGACTGCTAGAGGAGGTAACAGTGGAGTAGATCATAGCGAGTTGACTAAAAAACAACTAGACCAATGGGGGGTGAAAAGGACGGAGTTAAGAATGGGTAAACCACCATATGATTACTGGATAGACGACAAGGCATTTAATGTAAGGGATTTTTTCATGACAGATGTGAGGACAGGGGAAACAAAATCAATGACTTTATGATATCAGACAAAGCTAAAAATATGTCATCTGCTGGGCATATTAAAAAATCAATAAATATTGGCCATGAAGGTCAACAAAGATTCTACGATTCTTGTAGAGCAGCAGGTAAAGAAATTAAGAAAACAAGTCAGCATGATGATATAAAAAATCATACGGACTTCGTAGTGGATGGTGTGGGATTTGACGTAAAAGGGCTAAAACAAACACAAAAAGAAGGTAAGGTCGTATTAGAGATAAAGAATGTGCAAGGGAAAATGGGCTGGTGCAATGGCGAACAAAAGCCAGCATGGATAGCATTCGACTATGGGGCTTTCTTTTTATGTGTTAAAAATGACGACTTATTTGATCTAGCTCACACTTGTGACTGGACTAAAAAGGTCTCAAATTTCAAAGACTCCCTGTATAAAGGATATACGAGGAAGGGCAGAGAGGACTTAATGACCACTGTTTTACTGTATGATATACTAAATACCTGCGAACATTGGTTCTTACCATACGAAGAATATCGTTCCCCTATGGAACTTTTGTAGTGTAAAGAGAAATATGCCATTGCCGACTCCCAGAAACAATGAGAAGCGCAGTGATTTTGTAGGTCGCTGTGTCTCAGACTTAACTGATAAAAAAGAATTTAACGATAATAAACAGCGGGTAGCTGTTTGTATGAACATTTTTAAAGATGCTGAGTCTAAAGCATCTGTTGTCTTTGAAGATGGAGACGATACATCTCTTTTCTTTACAGAAGCCGCTAACGAGAACAAAACCTTAAACAAGCCTTTCAGAACTCCAAAAGGCCCGAAAAAGTTCTCTGTTTATGTAAAAAACGAAAAAGGAAACATCGTTAAGGTGAACTTTGGAGATCCCAATATGGAGATTAAAAGGGATGACCCGAAGAGAAGAAAGGCTTTCAGAAGCCGTCATAACTGCGATAATGCAGGTCCAAAAACAAAAGCTCGCTACTGGTCTTGTAAAATGTGGAGCAAGAAAAGCGTCACAAATGTGACGAAAGGGTCTGAGGAGTATGAGTGGGATGGCGAAACTTTTTTTGACCATGAAGAGTTGCTTAGGGACTGTCCAGCTTTAGCTGAAGTTTCTGAAGCTGCAAAAAGGAGAGGGCCGAAGAGTGGCGCACAAACACCAGCAGAGCCTAGCGAAAGAAAAAAGGGTTCTAAAAAAAACCCAAAGGGAAGTGCCAAAAAGGGTGGAGGTAAAATTACATTTAGTGAAAAAACCACAAACACTTTAAAAGAAAAAGTAAAAACCCATAACGCCAAGTATTCCAAGAAGGTTACTTTAGGGCAACTCAAAAGAGTTTACAGGCGTGGTGCTGGTGCTTTTAGCACATCTCATCGTCCAAATATGTCTCGTCATGGCTGGGCTATGGCTAGAGTAAACACGTTTCTCAAGATGATGAAGGGAGGGAAGGTAAAAGAATCATATAGGAAAGCAGATCAAGATATTGCTAAAGCCGCATACAAGAAAAAGAAAGTATATGGCATGGATATGGATGATACAGAAAAGCCCATGTTTAAATCTTATATGAGTCATTGCATGAGAAATGATGCGGAAATGACAAATACTAAAGACATGGATATGGATCAAACAATGTCTGCTTGCGCTGTTCAATATAAGAAAGACAGACCCACATTAATGGAAGAGAATGAAGCGGGATTGACAGAAAAACAAAAAAAACTTCCCACTTGGCTCCAAAAAGAAATATCAAAGAAGAAAAAAGGTCAAAAAAGCGAAGCTGCTTACGGAGATAAAAAGAAAAAATATTCTTATGGCTCTCCAGATGAAAAGGATCACTACTTTGATAGCGAAGAAAAAGCTATGAAAGATGCTGAAAAGATGGGTTTGAAAGGAGTTCATACTCACAAAACAGAGGATGGAAAGACTCTTTACATGGCTGGCCCTAATCATGAGGCTTTCATGAAACGTCACAAAGAGATTCTAAAAGAAAAAGAGAAATCTGATAGTAGTCTCTGGGAGAATATCAGAAAGAAGAAAGAAAGAATTAAGAGGGGTTCTGGGGAAAAAATGAGAAAGAAAGGTGAAAAGGGCGCTCCTACTGAGGAGCAAGTTCAAAGGGCCAAGGGTTCAGAAACAGAGCCAGAGCCAGAGACAGAGCCAAAACCCAAGCCTAAACCGAAGGGTGGATGATAGTTTTTAAATAATCTGCGGTCTGTAGATAATAAAAAATAATTTAAATAAAAAAATACGGACTCTTTTTAGGGTTCGTATTTTTTTGGTTAGCACACAAATAATTGAATTAGGTGTAACTATTTAATATCATTATTAAAGTGAAAACCATCGTAAAAAAGGTAATAAGACTAGAAACAAAGCGACACGACTTTGATAATGATTTTGCATATATTGAAGTTTGGCGCAATAGCACGTTAAAAGACTGTTACTTTGCTGAAAAACAATATTTGTGGCCTGATGGTTCTCTAAAACGAGGAGGTATGAAATACTTCCACTCAACTCTTCATGGAGACGAAATAGAGAAGGAAATTAAACCATTAAACTATCATAGTTTTAACTGGTTTGATCGTTTATTTTATTTTGATGAGGATGGCTCAGTATGTCAGATAGACAATGGCAATCTAGAAAAAACTTCATCTCTACTTGCGAAAGATGAAGTATAATGTCTGAAGAACCAGCATCAAGGAGAGACTCTTGGGAAGAAGAGGAGGTCGCAAATGCAGATATGCAGTGGAAGGGGGCTGCTGGAGAGGGGTTTTCAGTAGAGGAATCTGCACCATTCGTCCCTAATATAGAGGTAAGATTTAATGCCGAGGAAGACGACCCTCTGGGTGCCATCAGGGGGTATGATGTCTCTTGGAACCAAGCTTATATATATAATAGAACTTCTGAATCGCAGCTTCAAGAGCCTCTGCAACGGAAGATAGAGCAAATGGGGCTTGGGAACAAGGAGGAGCTTCCCAGAGCACACGAAAGAGAATATTATGTTGAGGTTGTAGTAAATAAATATAACTTTTTAATTCAATCAGCTATATATACAGGTTTTGATATTGTAAAAGATAAAGAAGAATTACAAAAGATTGATACAAACTTCCCGCATATTTTATTCGAAAGAGTAGAAGCAGATAATGGCCTTGATTTAGCGGGAGCTAAAGACGGCAGTGGAGTTTCAGGATTTAGTTTTACAGGATATTATCCTATTTGTAGATTAATTGATGGCCAGTTAGCTGAATTATATCAGCGTAGCGATATTATTTTATCAGACAGGCAGTTTCTGCAATACGGGAGTTCAGGAGAGGATGGCACCTTAGGTCCAAACTGCGCTGAAATTTTACAAGAAAGCGGTCATCAAAGTGAAGATGAACCTGTAAGAGTTAGATACTTAACTGGTAGCGGTGATGTAAAAATATCTGTGTCAGAAGACGATAAGATGATCATCATAGCTATGGAGTCATCAGGAGACTCTGCTAGTGGACAATGGTCAGGAGAAAATATAGGTGGAGGCGCTCAAGTTTATAATGAGTATACCTTAATGCCTTCTGAGTTCAGAACTCTTACTGGTGAAGAAAACGTAGAAATTACTTGGGCAGAAGGTCAAAGCACAATCGAGATCAAATCAGAGGATCAGATTTGCGGCGGCACTTTGAATGCTGCTGATCACTGGGCCTATGTAAATGACAGCAAACGACCAGCCGAGTTTAGAGGACTTAAAGCAGGAACTGGGGTCTACTTTGATCAATTAAAAGGCGGCGAAAATTATTGCGTTACTACAATAAGCATTGATACGGGAGGAGTTGAAAGCTCTTATGGTAATTGTGGAGATTTGTCAGACGGTGCGGCTGATTGGTGGGCTTATGTAGCAGACACCAAAAAACCAGCTAAATTTAGAGGTCTAAAAGCGGGTGACGGAATTACCTTTGATCCAAGTGCTGACGGTTGCGTAACGACAATATCAGGAACAATTTCAGCAAATTGTGGAGGCACTGTTACAAGCCCTGATTTCCTTTGGGAACCCTTTAAAGGCACAGCAAATAATGTAGACGAGTTTAGAGCTTTATCTTTTGGATGTGGTATAGGAACCGAAAGTCACACAGATTGCCAAACTCAAATAAAAACACAGTTAGAGAACTGTAACTCAGATGGATACCAACCATATAAAGGTTGTAATGACTCAACTAATTATGAGCAGTTTCATACTCTTAAGGCTAATCCATCTTCACCAGCGGAGGTAACAATTTCTTCTGTTGGTGATTGTGGTTATCAAATCAGTGTTGCTTGTTGCACTTCCTCTGACGATTACTATATATCTGATTATTTAATCCATACTAGTGACTCAAACACTAAGATGGGTTACCCAGCGGCTGATACAATAGATTTTCATACTGCGGGTTCTCCAAGAATGACCATCAAGTCAGATGGTAAGATAGGAATTGGTTCTACTGTCCCAAGTCACACTCTCACAGTGGATGGCTCTATAGGAGGAAGTTCTTTTGGTATATCTGACGGCAAAGCTGTATTAATTGACGGTAGCCCAAGTGATGATGAGTATGCTCGCTTTACCGCTAACGGTCTTGAAGGACGTTCTGCTAGCGATGTCCGTAGCGATCTTTCCTTAGGATCACTCGCTACTCTTAGTGCGGTCGATGCCGATAGCGTCACCGTTTCAAACTTGGTGGTCGGTAACCTTAAAGCCTCGACACTCGTAACGGAGTCTGAGGGTATCGGATCTAACGACAACGATACGACGATCCCGACTTCGGCGGCTGTTAAAGATTACGTTGATAGCAACGATGGAAATATTTATGTATCGAGTGCAGCGTTCGGAACCTCTGACGGAGTTCTGACGCTGACTCGCACCGACTCCGCAACAGTAACCGTCGATCTTGATGGAAGATATCAAGACGAGATTACGTCTTCCAGCCGATTGAATGCGAACCTTATCGGTTCTGGAAACGTATCAACTACGGAGTTCGATTACCTTGATGGCGTTACTAGTGCGATCCAAACGCAATTGGATGCTAAGCAAGCAACGATAAGTGCCTCCAGTCGATTGAATGCGAACCTTATCGGCTCCTCTGGAAACGTATCAAATGAGGAGTTCGATTACTTAAACGGCGTGACCAGCGCAGTCCAGACGCAAATAGACGGGAAGCAAGCATCTCTTACGTTCGGTGTTGCAAGCGGCAATGCCGTCAAGATGGCATCCTCTGCGAGTGATGACGAATTTGCTCGCTTTACTTCAACGGGTCTTGAGGGACGTTCTGCAAGCGATGTCCGTAGCGATCTTTCCTTAGGGTCACTCGCTACTCTTAGTGCGGTCGATGCCGATAGCGTCACCGTTTCAAACTTGGTGGTCGGTAACCTTAAAGCCTC